TTGATATAAAATCAATGAGTTGCCGTCTAATGATAGTGTCAGGTTCCGAATAAATTTGTTTCTTGCCACATTAAAAATTAAGTATTCCAACTCTTCTGGATACTTAGATTTTTTCATTAACTTACAGATGTCATCATCATGTTTTAACACCAAACATTTAATTTCTAGGTCAGCAACCTGACCTGAATCCATTAATTCTTTAGTTGAAACTACCTTACGAACAGGACCGAATAATCCTTCCAACACAAGTTTATGCGTTTTAGTTCCATCTAATGTACCAGTTAATCCAATTCTATATTGAGTATTGATTAAACTAGTCATAATAGTTGTTAGAGATTGTGCTTTAAACAAATGTGCTTCATCACCAATTATGAATTGGTATTGTTCAAAGTATTCTTTTGGTAATGTGTAAAGTGATTGCCAAGTGGAAATAACAACATTTTTATTTGTCTGTTTGTCTTTACCTTGATATACTCTATGAACATTATCTTCCACATCCCAATTATTCTTAGATGAGTAGTCCTGAAAATCAGAATATAGTTGTTCTACTAAAGAAGTAGTTGGCACAATGATAAGACCCCGAAGGCCTTTATATTGTATAAGCTGACGAACAAACAAATAGATGATTAATGATTTGCCTGAGGCTGTTGGTGATAATAACATGTTTCTATGGTTTCGCATACCATGAACAAAAGCATCTAACTGATAATCCCTAACTTCGATATCTTGGCCGCGAGATTGTAATTGAAGTTCATCAACAAATTTCTTAGCGTGATATACTGGATAATCATCAGTTAAATTTAATTCACATACGAATTCATATTCACGTTCAACACAGAAATTTTGTAAATACGACAATAATCCAAGATAAATTTGTGAGGTTGACATATTTACCAAACGAATTTTTCCATCCCAAATTCTGTTTCTAAATGCAGGAGTAAACTGATGACCTGGCACCATAAATGTGAAATAAGATGAAATTTCTTGTAATATTCCTTTTTCACATGTTATTTTAGCATAAACTTCATTCACTTTTGATACTACTATTTTTTCCATCTTATATTCCATGGTTTAGATTTTTTAATTCTATCACTTCTGTCCTTACTTTGAGTTAAAGCAATATCAGATAATTTTTGTTTAATTTCATCAGTCATTGTAATTGGTGCTTTGCCTATTTTACTGGCCATATAACATTTTCTATTACAATATTTTTTAACATCATAAATGAAAGGTTTAATACCTTGTCTTGGTATATTTTCACCACATTGTTCACAGATTCTAAATTGTGTGGTACAATTATCAAAATGCCATCTTAGCATATTTGGTTCATTACCGGTGACACCACATTTAGGACATTCCACTATTACAGCGTTTCTTTTTTCTGATTCAGATTTACAAAACGCACTATATTCAATTGCTAAAAAATTATCACCTTCATTTTCAAACTCAAAATCCGGCATATTCAATAACTTGGTTAAATTGTTCATAATACCTCCTAACGGTATTTATAAACAATCTTATTTAACCATCAATTTATCTTGCGCCTTGTATAAAACGTTCGTGTTGCATATGTTCCTTCAGTTGCCATGTTCTATTATTAAGTTCTTTAAGAATAGATTCACACAACGAAACACATTCGTCATGGTAAGATTTACTCATCAATAAATCCACCAAATCTTTATCGGATTCCAGATAGGTAGTAACGTCAGACTTTAGAGTGTATCTGAATGGTTCCCAACCTTCTACATCTAGTTCTTCTTGGGACATTTTGCCGGTATAATATTCCCATTTCTTACGCTTGAGTTTATTATATTTGAAGATGGCCTTTTTAGAGGCCACCCTATGGTCTGTCATAATAGTTAAAAACCTACTATGAATTTTAGGTATGTTCAATATTTCTTTGGATGGTTCTGTGATATCAATCTCAGAATCTTTTTTCCATAATTGAATTATTTCGTCAAGAGTTTGCATTATTTACTTCCAAAAACAAATTATCTAATTATAACAAATACTTACAGGTGTGTCAAGCGTCCAATTTTTCAATTTCAAAGAAATCGTATCTAAATGAAACCGATGCAGTTAATGTATCTTCAACTGAATTGGTAGCTTTAAATTCAATGTCAGATAATGAAACCGGGAACATGTTTTGATATTTAATTCTGAACTTAGGATTATTTAGGCTAGACATAACCGTTAATATTCCATCAGCATACTGTGCCATTTGTTTAGAATTGATAATAGTTTCTCTGCGCCATAGATTGGCATATTCTTCATTCTTAACTGGTGTAGTTAAATCTCTCATCCAATCATGAATATCAGTCCATGCTTTTAATTCAGCATCTATTAAAAATGTAACATCTAATCTATTGTATACCATTTTATTACCTGGTACATACAAATCAACAACAGACGTTGGTCTAGGCATTTCAGGTAATGATACGCCAGGTAAGTTAACCGACTGACAGAAATACTGTACGTTATTAATACGAGGCATCACAAAAATATATTTTGTGGATTGTAATAAACTAGTATTCTGTGGTTGTCTGGTTAATACATTTGGTGCGGCCATATTAAATCTCCTTGTATCCACTATTTATACGCATAAAAAAAGAGGGACCGAAGTCCCTCTCTTAGTATCACTCTTATTGGTGACTTAGTTCGACTACATCAAGTTCGCAACTTGGAAAATGCGGTAGTAAACATTGCTACGAGTAACTAAACGACCATTACCTGTAGAAGATGAGTAAACACCTTCTGCAAATGGGTTAGCAACCATACCGTAACGAGTTTTGAAACCGATTTTTGGTTGGAATGTGAATTGGTCAACTGCACGAACCATTTGTAGAGGTACGTATGGGCAGTAGAAAATACCTGCGTCATAAGGTGATGAACCTTTGTAACCTACAGTAACTAATTCGTTGTTGCTTGTGTAACCACCGAAGTATGGATCGATATACACTTTGATACGACCGTGTAATAGACCAGCATATGTGTTGCCTGTATCGTCAACTTGTAAATCAGCAGATAAAGCAGGAGTGTATTGTAACACACCAGCCATAGCAAGAGCTGAAGCTACGTCAGAAGAAACGATAAGAACGTTACCTTTGCCTCTACGAGTTTGTTTAGCAATAACGTTAGCATCACGTTCGATTTGGAAAATCAAACCTTTGAAACGTTCAACTGACCAACGACCGTTAGAGTCTGTATCTAAGTTGAAAATACCAGCAGTTTGTGTACCGTATTGAGCACCTGCTTTAGCAACTGCGTAGATAGTACGAATAACTTCACGGTTGATTTCTGCCAAGATTTCTGTTGACAAGATGTTTGACAACTCTGTTTCAGCATCCAAACCATGGATAGCTTTCAAATCTTGAGCAAGTTCTAGTGAGTATTCAGCTTTCAAAGCACGGCTTTGAGCTGTAACTGAAACTTTCTCGATTGAGAATGCCATTTGTTGGAAAGGAATACCTGTATCAGCACCCAATGTTTCTGCAGCACCAGTAGTTAAACCGATACCAGAAGTGAATGTGTTAGAACCGTTCACTGATTGGTTGATGTTACCGTAAGCAGATGGGTTAGTATTAGCATCAGTTGCAACTGTACCACCGAAACCGTATGGGTTAGATGTAGATACGTTACCTGAGAATACTGTGTTAGCTTCGTTAAAGAATGCTTCGTCGCCAGATTGACTGTCGTAACGGGCACGCATTGCGAAGATAAGACCAGTAGGGCCTGTCATTGGTTGTACACCAGCAACATCATAAGCAATCAAGTTAGGTAAAGCACGGCGAACCAATGAGATTAAGATTGGATCGTAGTTTTTTACACCACCGGTTAAGTTTGTAGGACCGTCATTGGTTTCGTTAAGTTGTTGACGCTCTTGAAGGATGGCCTTTTGTTGGTTCTCAAGAACCATTGCGGTTACAGCCTTTTTATATGGGTCTTTAATAGCGTCTAGTTCTGGATGCTCCAAAACTGGTTGCCATTTAGTTTGTAATTCTTCTGAAAGATACATTATAGCTCCTTAGTTTTCTTTTTTAATTATTATTTTTTCAAGGTTTTAGAAATTGTTTGTGCATACATTGACATCTCAGCATCAGCAATCTTCGCTGTTTCTGGTTCGTCATCGAAATGAACGCTCTCATCTAAAAATTCTTGTTGGTCTGCAACTTTAATAGTAGAAGGGAAGTATGATTCTTTAATCATTTCCAATTTACCAGTAAAATCTTCTTCAGTAGTGAAATCAACACCTTCTGCAAGTGCAGCAATTTTTTCTACTTGGGTTTGAGTCAGGCCTTCACATACTGCGTAAATAGCCTCTACTTTTCTATGTTCGTTAAGTTCTTTATTCAACTCAACAGTTTTATTGATTTGTTCATTTAGTTCATCTTCTAATGAAGTAACTTTTTCAGCTAACTCTTCAACGATATCAACTTTTTCTTGAGGAATATCAATGTAATGCTCTAAGAATAAATCTTTAAGACCACCAATGAAATTCTCTACCATTTCAGCACGTAGACCTTTTTCAATAGCGATTTGATTTTCTGTCATCCACTCTTCAACCATATAGTTCAAGTAGTCATCAACTTTAGCAGCTAATTCTTCTTTAACTTGGTCAACAGCTTCTTCAAATTGAACATTCATTTTTTCTTCAATTTTTTCAGCGATGGTCATTACACGAGCAGTAACGGCAGCTTCAAAAATTGTTTGAGCTTTAGATTTGAAATCTTCTGATAAGTTTTCGCCAGCTAAAAGAGCATCAACATCTTCTGAAGAATCGTAATCGAAATCTTCTTCTGAAATCAAACTATCATTAGCTTCAGTTTCTTCACCATATGATTGGAATGTAGCACCTGGATTTTTAGCCATAGTTTGAGTTGGTTTTTTACCTGCTTTACGGTCACGAATAGTATCGTTAGAATCAGCATCTTGCTCAACTGAATCTAAATCACCACGGCCTTCTGAATCAGCAGGACCATTAGCTTTAGAAACACCAACACCGTCAGTTTGTTTACCTACACCAGTTTTACCTGGAGCAACTGCCGTTGGGCCACCTTTAGTACCGTCTGGTGTTGCATCTGTTGTTTTAGTAAGTGCTGCGCCTAGGTCTACGACACTAGTTGCTACACCCGCTGCGTTTAAAGATTTACCTAAACCGAAAGAATCTTGTCCGCCTCTTTTTGACGAAACGTTACCACCTAGAATTTCAGCGGCTGCTTCGGAAAGATTAAGTTTTGTAGTCATTTTAAAAATCTCCTTGGACTTGTATTGTTTATTTATAATATTATAATTTTTTGATGAAGTTTTCAAATATCTGAGCTGCAACAGCTTCAATTTCTCTACGACTAGCTTTTCTAATTGCTTGTTTTGCTATGTCGTGGTCCATTTCTGTCCAAACTCCATTAACTAACATCCATTCTTTGTTTTCCATAATGCCTCTTACAAAAGCATCAGGTGCAGAGGGGTCTGCCACAATATCTGCCGCTGTGGCTAGATAGAAGTCATCTTGAACAACGTTAACACCATTTTGTTGTTTGATGGAACCCATACCACGTGAAGAGACGCCCAATTGGCCGCCACCTTCAATTAGATTCCTAGCAATGTTACCCATAGGTGTGTCAAGAATTTTTGCTTTGCCTATCCAATCATTCCCTTCTTGATGTAAATCCACAATCATGTGAGAAACACGGTCAAGATTGATTGAAGGCGTATCAGGATGACCTAATTCACCAAAGGCACGGTTTTTATTAATATATTGG